CGTTTAAAGACCAGGCGCAATGGATGCCTATGACGGCCGGCATTATGAAGCTGGTGCGCAACTCAGGAGAGATCAGCACTTGGAGTGTTCAAGCGGTCTACGAGAATGACAGCTTCGACTTCTGCCTTGGCGACGAGGAGCACATCACTCACAAGCCGGCGCTGGCCAACCGCGGGAAGCTGATCGCGGTCTACTCGATCGTTACCATGAAGGACGGCGAGAAGTCCCGCGAGGTTATGAGCGTCGAGGATGTTAACGCCATCCGCGCACGCAGCCGCAGCGGTAACTCAGGGCCATGGGTGACCGACTTCGCTGAGATGGCGAAGAAAACGGTGGTGCGCCGCCACTCCAAGCGCCTACCTCTAAGCACAGACATCGATGGCGCAATCCGCGACGATGACGAGCTATTCATGCCGCCTGCAGCGCCAGAGCCTACGCCTGCAGCGGCCGAGCCAGCAGCAGAGGGTAATAAGCGCCCCAGCCGCCTGCAAAAGGTGGCAGCGCAAGCCCCGCAACAGCCAGACGATGATGGTGTGATCGACATGGAGCAGCAGCCGACAGATGACGGCGGCCAAGTCCACCACGACGAATCCCCCATCTAAGTGAAGAGCCATGACCACTAAGACTGATCTCCTTACCCCTCAACAGGTCGCCGACATGCTGGGCGTAAAAACCGACACCTTGGAGGCATGGCGCGGCAAGCGCGTCGGCCCAGCATGGGTGAAGCTGGGCGACAGCAAGCGCAGCCCGGTGCGCTATAGCCAGAAGGTAATCGACGACTATCTCAAAGCGAGAACAACAACATGAGAATAATCAAACACTGGCTCGTAGCCGCCGCTGCCGCAATAGCGATAGGTTCAACCTATACGCTCGACGGACCAAGCGACCACGAGGCTGCGCAGGATGTGGCGTCCGATGTAGCGCAGGCCAAGGACGATGCACGCAAGGCTCAACGCGAGGTGACCAAGCAATGAGCAAGCAACCCGATACGACATGGCCAGACGGCACACCCAAGAGCAAGAATAATGCTTTTAACTGGCGCGCGTTTACTGCCAACCGATCACCCGCAGAAATGCCAAAACCACAACACAAAATCATCACGCGCGAAAGCAAGGCCACGCGTCTTATGCCTACACAAATAAGCTTTTATATGAAAGCGAGGCCACCGAAATGACAAACGTATTCGTCCTTTGCCTCATACTGGCTGCGGCCATGCTGTGCGCTGGCATCGTCTGCGTATTTTTTGCTGTCCGCTACCCACGTAGCCGCGCCCGATACTTACAAGCGGTCGCCTTCTGCTTGGTGTACGCCATCGTTTTATTGGGGTGGTCGTATGCGTAGAACAAAACGTAAACGCGTAGAGGTGTACACATACAGCGCGATGGACGTGCTGCTGGCAGACCCTGTCAAGCCTTACCCCCAGGAGTTCCAACGTCATCAGCTCACTAGGATGTACGGCGGTCTGCGAGCCATCGAGACATCACCAGCGCCAAGCACCGATGACTGGCGAGTGTGCAGCGACGCTGTGAACCTCATGGAGACGTTGGTCAACATGGGCATCGTCGAGGACTCCAGCGGCCTACTGAGCGACGCCGTGACCGCCCTAGCCATGGCAGGGAAGCGCTACGAGACAAACGGCGTGATCAGGTTTGACGCCAAAGGCATCCAGTCGGTGCGCGCTGTGCTGGAGGACTATGCCAGCGTGCTCGCCGTGCTGCCACACCGCACCATGATGCAATGCCATCGGGCCACCGAGCTACGCATCCGAAAGATTGTCCGAGGGAAACTCCCATCGGGTAATGTTGAAGTGATCTCTTTATAAATAAACAAAAAGGAATGAAATGATTACCAAACAACAACTAGAAAACGCTGCTAAGTTGGCGCGGGTTAAGTTTGAGATGGGGGGCGGTGGGATGCCGCTCGACTCCTACATTACCCACTACTACCGCCAGTCGACGGCGATGAAAAAGAAGGGGCGTCGCGCTAATCGCAAACACGCCGAGCGGATGCTAAAGGCTGGCTGCCCCGAGAGGGCAGCCGTCTGGTTTAGGAGGGCACGCAATGGGTAATATAACCAAACAACAACTAGAAAACGCTGCTCGGGCGATGGGGTACAAAATCGTGCCGAACACTCAGACACAAGGGGTTTGGGTAAGGCATGAGGATAAGTCACACCAGATTTGGAATCCTTTAACCCCAACCACGCAAGGCAAAGCAGACTTGCTGGATTTGATGTTCGCTTTGCACTTAGACGTTAAGTGGATTTTTGATAGATCAGGCACTCCACCAATTATGAATTTTGTAGAAGTTTCGAGAGGTGATTTTGATGATGCAAATTATGAAGATTGCTCGATTCAATTTGGTGAAAACGGCAACGAACACGCTGCACTAGCCAAAGCTGTTGTGTCAGTGGCTTCGCAGATTTGGGAGAGTAAGCAATGAGTCACGACTGCATAGAAAAAATAAATAAAGCGCTTTTAGAGCACAGCACGAGGGTAGCCGTTTCTTTTAGCTTTTCAAACCCATCCCGAGAATTGATACAGGTGGCAACGGCTAAGTCTGACCCAAATAGTAGGAGGAAGCCCAAAATAATGTTTGCAAGTTTTTGCCCGTTTTGCGGGGTTTCTTTGGAGGAATCTAAATGAACACACTAACGCAAGAGCAGAAATTGAAAAGGAAATAACATGAACCCCCACGGACTAGAACTAGGCATCGCCTTACTGGGTTTTATCTTAACAGTGTGCGTGTGCGGCGCAATTGCCAAGTTGCTACTTTGGCTTGAAACGAAAAAGCAACTGGACGCAGCTTGCGTAACATGCGGAGCACTGCAAGACGACCAGGTTGTTAAGCAGGCAAAGCCAATTGAAGCCACTTGCAATCTTGATGGTCTAGCCAAACTTGGCTGGCAAGCGGTGGAGTGCTCTATTTGCGGCTCTCATGCTATGGCATATCCAAAGCCAGTGCAAGAGCCTGCTTCCGATGAGATGACATGGGAAGACTTCGCAAAAATAGCCTACGAAGCGGCAGCCGTGCATCGAAAAGATCGCCTAATCTCTAATGGGCGTACAAATGAAGCCGAGCAATTGCCCATAGAGTTTTACGAACTTGGTCATGATGGGAGAGATTCGTGGATTCACGGCTGCGCTGTTGCATTAGCGGCTTACAAAAAGCTAACCCTGCAATCACGAGAGCTAATCGCGCCAATTTTGAAGCAAGCTATCGCAGTTGCAATCAACCAGCTCTACGATACAGATATGGCTGATGTAAAGCGCATGTTTTCTATCAATGAGCTATTGGAAGTCTCAGCCATCGCAGAGGCGCAGCGACCAAAACGAGTAGAGGACGTGTACCGTGAGGCGTGGGATTCGTTGCTGGTATCTTCATGCCACTGTGCGGCCTGCAAGCCAAATACGCTAAAAAACCAACGCATGATCTTGTGCGCTAAGTGCGGCAACAAGCGATGCCCACATGCGACAAATCACATTTTTGCCTGCACAAATAGCAACGATCTCGATCAGGTTGGCAATGTTTCTCAGGAGACAAAGCCAGTGCAACAGCCTGAGTGGTATCACGGAATAGATGATGCTGGCTGCAATCGTTTTTATCATAAGGACGAGGTGCGCCCAAGCAGTTTTGGTAATCCACTCTACACCTCCCCGCAACGAGAGCATCCGCCCCTAGTTCAAATTGCAAGCGACATCATGGGCGCTTGCATGAATGGCGATTTAAGCGATAAGTGGGAAGATGTGGCCGACTTGCTTGTCTCTAACAATTTTGATGGATTATCAAAGCTGACACAATTGCAAGAGCCAATGAGCGAGGATGAGTTACTCGAAGCAATTGCACGAGGATGGTGCCACGAAAAAAATGAACATAAAACTATGGATAGCGACTTAGCGACGGCAATAGCTTCTGAGGTTTCCAGCGCAATCGAAGCACAGCATTAAATAACATGAAACTCCGATTCATTGTATTTTTAATAAGCTGGACGATCCTAGTCTCAACCACATGGTACGTCTACTCATTGATAGTTGTGGACAAAGCCAAGGCCGCCGTTATCCAAGAGCTAGCAAAGAACGGCGAGACAACAGGCAAGGTGTGCCTTGCTTGGTGGTTTGGCAAACCCGAGCTGTCCGTTAAACACAAGCAGCATGCGTGCCGATAGCGCATTAAGGCGTTGCGATATTCACACCAGATGTGGTATGCCTCGCATCATGGACACTCCAAAGAAACCTCGCCTCCCTTATTTGGCAGCTACGCCGTTAATCTTTTCCATGGTGCGCAGACCTCCCATGCCTAGCATACCCATGAGCAGCGGGAGCATTTCAGTCAGGTCCGCGGGCTTCACTGGAAGCTGGTGATTCATGTAGGCGGCGATAGACATAACGATCGGCAGACCCACCCAATTCCAGGCGCACCCTGCACCGCACACCCAGCCAATGAATGGCCTCCAGCCGGATACAAACACGCTGGGATTCGCCGCCTCCGTCTTGTTAATGTCGAGCTGCCCCTGCACCACCATGACGGCAGCCGCGAGCTGCTGCTTCTCCTGCTCAGTCTTGTCAGGCCATATTTTGCCGATGACCGTATTAGCGAGGTCGGCAACGGACCCAATGCCAGTGATATCCATATCAAACCTCCATTAAATTCTTGGCAACCCGGCGTGCCCAGCCTTTACCGTAAGTGTCCCAGGTCGAGAGTTTGGTCATGAAGTCCAGGCGCTGGCCGTTGAACCGCGCCGCTACAGACTCGACGGCCAAGCGATTCACGGCGCTGATGGTCAGCGGGCCCACTTGCCCATCGTCAGCCACACCAACGGCGCGCTGCAGGAAACGTATCGCCTGCCCTATCCCAGAATTAACCGCCGTATCGAACACCTGAAACGCCACGACAGCAGGCAGCTCGTCGCAGCGAGCACGGCCCCAGTAGTCCCGCTTGTAGAGCGCCTTGGCGTCCTCGATCGTGAGCGATGCGATATTCACATCAGGATAGGCGCGCTTTGAGATGCCATACTTCGTCTCGCCACCGGGGTCGCGCGGGTCATTTACATAGCCACCCTCGTGGCCAATCAGTGTGTCGAAGGCAGAATCAAAACTCATTTTGTGCTCCCAACCCAAGCATGCCAAGCAGCGGCAGCGGCCACGCCAACTCCAATCAACCATTTAACGGCGACCGTGATGTAGCCTGTCACCTTAAAAAATCCACGAGCATCACGCAGAATATCCAAGAGCTCGGCTGTGTCGCGATTGTTTGAATCAAGAGTTGACGCCATGCTGTCAAGCCGCCGTTCAATTTGTAGGATACGGTCATCATCGGTCATCTGCTGCCTTCATAAATATGGCGCCCACTTGGCGCGATTGCGTTTAAACACCCAGCGACATATCTCGCAAACTCACCCCGCCAGCCGTCGTTATATTGTAGCCGTGCCAACCGCTTGCTGAACGTCCACTCGCCCCGCTTGGGGAAATCTAAAGTGAAGATGGTAAGCTCGGTGTAGTTAAGAATCACGTCGAGCGCTAAGCCGACAACCACAAACACCGCGCACAATCGCCACAATCCACCTCGCTCATACTGGATGGACGCGAAGTAGAGAGGGAGAAGTAGCGCGACTGAAATCATAGTTGGTCGCGTAGTGCTTTAATTTGATTGTCGAATGCTTTAACGCCAGTGTAGCCGATGTTTTGCGCGAGTTGTTCAGGCGTGAAGGATGCCTCTAAAAACAAGAGCATGAACTCGCGTGTAGCTCTTGGCATCATCTTCTCAGTTTCCATTGCCTTAATCTGAGCGCGGATAACGTCTTTAGGGTCAGGCGTTCGTGCTGCAATATAAGCCGCAATTTCCTCTTGCGTAGCCTCACGGTCGCCTGCCGCCATGTCGCCTTGGTAAATGTTATTTTGTTGCCCTACGTACATCAAAATCCCCTTCTACGTGCAATGAATCTGAACGACCAACTTGAAGCGGTGAAGCCGATAGCCGTACTTGTTGTAATGTTTATCCCTTGCCACGAACTTGAGGCGATTGCTGTGGTTAGGCTGTTTCTTTGTTTTCGTATAGCGACTCCAACTGTGCCAGAGCCTGACACCCAGTTAGTGAAGCCAGTCAGCACGTCCCCGACGGTGTACCCCCCATCTGCTGTCGTACAAAGCATTTCGATCTCAGCATCGAAATAATTTGTGCCAAGGTTGTGATTTTTTGACACCTGTGTACTCGGGGATGGCAGAGTTGCGGTAAATCCGCTGTCATATCGCCCCATCAGCGCATACCAAACAATCGCAGTAACTACGCCACCAGCTACCGTTACCTCGCCTACAAATACATCATAAGCCTGTGCCGCTGTTGTACCATTACCAACCTGCATTTGCATGGCTTGGATGTTAAATGTACGTTGATTAGATGTTACAGAAAACGTGCCGCCCCACTGATACGTTGGTGCAAGTGTTGTTACAAAAGGCGTGCACGTACCATCAGCGTTAAGGGTCAAGCCAAGGTACATCGTGCCGTTGGTAGATAAGCCCGTCCACGAGGGATTGACAATTGAACTTGTGCGGTTTGTCGCGCCATTCGCCGCTGTTGCGATTAGCGTTGTCGAAGCCGTTACCGTGGTTGAGCCAGTAGAACCGCCGAAGCTAGAAAACCCGCTAGAGTCCACTGTGCCCGATAGCACTGTTTGTCTGACTGGTACGGATGGATAGGCTTGGGTGTCGCCGTTGGCAAACAAAAACCCTGCGTCTGAAAATGCTGTGCTCATGTTATGCGACCCTCGTTATTGTGAACTGGCAAGAGGCATTAACGCCCGCGCCAGAGGTATCCCCATGCGCTCTGACGACAGCCCCTGCTGGTAGGTAAAGGGTCGAAGAAACAGTCTGCGACCCACTAGCAACGTTTGTCGCCCCCGTTGCGGCGCGGTCTGCCGCAGTGACGCTGTTAGGCGCTGTCGTCAATTGAGAGCTGTTTATGGAGATGCAAAAAGAACCTGCACCGCTGTAATTCTCCGTATAGCTCAAAGCATAAACGCCGCTCGTGTTGATGGTAAAAGATGCCCCAAGCGTTGCGCTATCAGCGTAAGTGATGTCTGAGCCTTGGCTAGTCACCACAGTGGAGAATCGCCGTATTACCGTGTTTGTAGAGCCGTAACCGTTGGAGGTGTTGACGCGCACCATGCTTTGCGCCGTTGCATTAACGGGCACTTTCAAAAACGTAGGCGTGCCATCAGCCGCAAAGCTAAGAGCGTTAACCTTACTCCCCGCAGCGCCCGTTTTAAGAACAAGCCCGCCGTCGTCCCCGCCTTGGAAGCTAATCAGCGATGAGGCATCGCCTGCTGTGATTATGTTTTGCGTCATGCCAGTCTCCTAATGTAAATGCGCCCTGTGGCTGCGACTGGGAAGGCGACCGTGCCTAGACTTGTCCATGCGGTTGTGGTGTCGGTTGTAGCCGCGCTGTTGCTGGCGGCAGATAGCCAATTAGCGATACCGCTCGACCAATAAACTGCTGTCGCGGTGTAGTACACAGCCCCAAGATAAGTTGCGTGTTTTGAAGTCGTTTTAGTCGAGAGCGTTACGCGCGTTTGTCGAATGTCTCCGTTGCGGCATAAGGGGAAACCGCTTTGGTAGTCGCCAAGGTTAACGGCAGAGCCGCCACTTTCGGCAATACCTGTGTGATAGATAAAGTTGGTGTATGAGGCGTTGTTAGGTGACAGTATCGGATAGCCAGAAGTGTTGCCGTTGCCTGTCATCTGCAAGTTTAACTCGTACAACTGGTTATCACCAGTAGCAATCCGAAGCAGAGCAGTTGTAGCCGCGCTCACATCAACATAGGCAAGCTGCCCAACTGCAAGCGACACGTCTGCGCTTGCGCCTGTGTTGTTGATGACTTGCTGGAATGTTGCGTCTAGTGGGTTTCCACCAACTGACATACTACCAACCGCTGCTGCCCCCGACACGTTTAAAGCATCAAGGTTGGAGGTGCCGCCGCCTGCTAAACTTGTACTCATAGACCCACCAATCTTGAACCTGTTGGAATTGAAACCACGACACCTGTTGCAAAGTAAGCAGGCGTGAGCATGGCCGCGTGTTTGAGCTTACCGCACGTTTGAACACCAGACTGCGTGCCGCTCGTGTTCACCGATGCGCCGCCGCTTGTTGCTGAAACCTGAAAGCTGCTAGTCGTTAGACCCGTAGCACTGACGTAGTACACAGCGTTGGTGTTGAGACCAGTTGGAAGTGCGCCAGTTGTCGTAAATCTGACCTGCTGCCCAGCGACGTATGTGTTGCTCTGAGTCACCACCGCAGGACTTGCAATGCTGATCGTGCATGAGTTCTGCGCTGATTGCCCAACGGTGAACGATGAGGTGATGAAGGTATCGCCCTCGTAGAACGCCTTGTCTTTGCCTCCGCCCGTTGCGCCGCCGCCAATAATGGCACCAGCAGCAGCCGCATCAGCCGCAGTTAGTAGAGCCCGGCCTGTTGCAGTGCTGTCCGTGATGCCAGTAGACCCGACGGTGCCAGCAGGCAAAGCCGTCCCGTACCTTGCTACAACGTTACCAGTGCCAGCAGCGGGTGCGCCAGTCAGAAACGTGATTGTTTTTGTCGCAGAGGTATAACTAAAATTTACATCAGCGGTTTGTGATGCGCCGCCAACAGTAAGGTCGATGTTTGATGCCGAGGCAGGATCGGATGCAATAACGAAGGACGTCTGAGCCCCTGTTCCGTTGAATGTTTGCGTCACCCAGGATGCGGCGGCAATACTGACACCAAGATCGGCTGCATTATAGTTTTGCAACGCTCCGCCTGTAGCGCTCCAGCCAATAAGGGTGTTGCCTTGGGGAGCGGGTAATTCAGTCGACACACCGCTAGAAGCCGTCACAGGCAGGGATAGCGATCGGTCGAATCCATCCTTCAGCTGCTGAGACTGCATGGTCAACAAGTCCAGCGCGTTCTCGTGAGACTCGGCTGGGAAGGAGTCGTTATCCACATAGTCCGCGAGCTGGGTGAAGGGAACATTACGCACAACGGTGAGCTGCTCTCCAACGGCCAACGCGGTCACCAAGGTCACGGTGCCGGTGTTTCCACCCGCCCCACTGACTGTGTAATGCGTGGTGAGCGTAAGCGTGGTATCAACACCCGCAGCTGAGGTCTTGACGACCTGCAGGTGGGAGTTATCAAGGAACCGGAAGCCGACGGTGAACGGCCCAGTGGTGCCTGAGCCGGCATAAGGTCCCGATCGGGATGTTTCGGTTTGAATAGTCACGGCAGTACCTCAGTCGAATGATTGTTGTAATTCTATCAGTGAAGCGATATCCGCGCCACCCCCGATCAACGAGCGACCTGCGATGGTGGCAAAAAGAACGTCTGGTCGTTTTCCCGTTTTGCACGAGCCTCCATGCGGCGCAGGAAGCCGGGGTTCAGCGACTCCTGAATTCTATGCAGGATGAGATAGTCCATAGCCACCCGCGTGTAGAACAGATTGGCAAACGGCGTATTGGCTAGTGCAGCATTAAACGCCGTGGCAGCGAAGTCGTCGCCAGTGCGAATCCGCGTCCACAGGTCGGCAGCCGTGTCGGCTAGGTTCACAACAGGGCCAGCCATCGAGCCAGACAGCGACCCGCCTGTGCGGTTGTACTTGCCAAACAGGAAGTCGCCATAGATGCCCAAACCACCGCCCTGCACCATCGCAGCGGCCCATGTGCGAGGGTCGTCCACAGGGCGCGGGTTCTTCCCGCGCAGTAAGTCCTTGGCAGACATGGCCGCATAACCCATAGCGGTAGACAGCGCGATAAAGGAAGCGAGCCCCACCATGTCGCCCTTGCCGTTTTTCAGATACTGCCCAATGGTGTCGTAGCCACGGCCATACACCTCACGCCCAAGCGTCATCTGGACGAGCGCCACAGGGAAGGATTTAAACTGCGACACAAACCGCAGCATCTCACCAGGCACAGTGCCGGGCTGTGTGCCTCGCAACATGAAGGCTCGAGTGCGTGCGCCCGGCTCGATTACAGCGTGATGCATGCGGTCGATGGTCATGGTTCGCAGCGCAGACGATAGGTCGTCCTGCAAGTTCGCGACAGCCGCATCGGTCACGGTGCGCCCAACCTGCGTGATGTAGTTCTCCAGCGCAGCACGCGGAACGGTGCGCAAGCCATCTGGCGTGATGTATTTGCGTCCATCAGCCATCGTGGTGTTGGCAAGACGCAACACGTCCCACTTTCCAGCGTCGATGTTGTAAAGACCCAACATGTCGCGCAGCGCAGCGGGCAGTTTATCGAAACTACGATCGGCGTGCGAGGACACATAGGACGAGTGCTGCAGCGCATAGCCGTCGCGCAAACTCTCAGTCCACCAGTTGATACCGGTCAGCTTGAAGAACTGCTGCATGGCCCATGAGGTCTTACCACCCATCAGCTCGGGCGAGTCGAACCGAGCGAACACTGCGCCCAGCGTGGACTCATGGAACACACCCAATGAATTAAGAACGGCCCGCTTCTCGCCAGCAGCGCGGCCACTGGTCAAGGCGCCAATGCCATCGAGCGTGCCAGACAACAGGTTTTTATCTTGCCCAAACCGAAGCTCTGCCGCATAATTTGTTAGGTCGGTCACGCTGGAGATCATCATGCCGCCCAGCTTTGCCATTGTTTGCCAAGCTCGGAAGAATGAACTGACCTGAGCCGCCGTGGCGTTGCCCGGGATATTTGCTGTGCCGTCTATATGAGAGATCAGATTATCGAGTTCTTTGCGATGCGCGAGGAACTTAGCCCTGCGATTTGGATCACCGCGCAGGGACTCGGCGTACTCGTCGAACAGTCGCTCGGCCGTGGCTCGTGGATTTGTGCCCAAAAGTTTAAGCAGGCCCGCAGATTTCGCCGCATGGTCTAGACCACCAAGCACAGACTCAGCCAAACGGCCCTGCCCAAACTTGTCGTTGTACTGGTAAGCCGCGTCGCCATCCTTGAAGTAGAGCACACGGGACTGCGACTCACGACGCGCCAGGCTTGAGCCTCGGCCCAACGCCTGCAGGTCATCCTCACCGGCTGGTGTTTTCATGTGAGAGCCAGCAGCGAAGTCGTCGTAGACCCGCGTCAGGAAGTCGTCCACAGAGCCATCGAAGTCGCGCAGTGACCGCTGTACATCCAAGAGAGGTAGCACAGCCTCCTTGTAGGCCTTCTCGCCCGCCTCTCGGATTTTGAACATGTCGTGCGACTGGCGAACGATGTAGCCTTGCAGGTCACGAATCCAAGCGCCGAAGCGGTTGCGGGTGTTGCGCGCGTCGCCTTGGTACTTGTTGACAATCTCCGCAATAGCCACCGCCTCCTTGGGCAGATTTTCATTGCCAGCGCCGTCCTTGGCTAGGTTGTATAGAGCCTTGTAAACGTCTCGGTCGAACTCGCCAGAGGTGAAGTGGCGCATCAAGTCGCCCTTCTCCAAATCAGCGATCATGCCGCCAAGCCACTCACCACGGTAGTTCTTCTGCTCGGCTTCAACCGATACACGGCCACCTGCCCGCTTGCGCTCGGTACCAACCAGCAAGCCACGGAAGCCCTCGAAGTCCAAACCTGCCTCGCGGAACTGGTTGATATAGCTCGAAGCCTTCAAGCGAACGTTGATGTTCAGCGATGCGTTGCGCTTCTCGATGACAGCCGCCAGCTCAAGATTGTTAGCAAGCGTATCCGCTGCATGCATGGCGTCGTCCTGCAGCATCGCCGACTTATCCTCAGAACCAAGCGCATCACGCGCCGCGCGAGCCATGCCGCGTAGGCCTTTAACCTGCCTGCGGAGCTGATCCAATAGGTCGGTGATTTCCTGCGGAGTGATATCCGGCATGGCCGCGCGCATGGCAGCCGCAGCCTGTGCGTCGTTCTCCAGCTTGTCGGCAGCAGAGCGGAGCACTGAGGCGTAGCCCTTGGCGCGCTTCACCGCATCGTTGTAGGGTTTTAGCTCGTCCTTGGTGGTGCTGGTGTCTTGGGTTTCGCCACGGGAGTAGCGGAGCGGTGTCTCTGCTGCTGCATAAGCCCGCTCGATTTCCTGAAGATTGATAACCTCCCCCGTCCCTGGCCCCACCTCAACCAGCGCAGGAAGCATCGTCTCCCCATTGGCAATCGCGGCAGCGTGGCGGTGATTGCCGTCGCGGATTTTCATATTCTTGGTCACAATGATAGGCAGCACATCTGCATCACGGATTTCGTCAATTGACTTGGCCGCTTTGATGCTACTCGCCGTGCGGGATGACGCATCGTTGTTGTAATCCTCTCCAAACTGCGACGGGCTAACTTCATCAACCCGCACCATTCGAAGCTCGTAATTTGACAGAGGGCCATCAGGGGCAGTTCTAGCCGCGTGCCGGATACGTGCAAATACGTCGCCATTAGCCATCGGCCCACGGAGCGCGGAAGGCTGTACCGTGTTCCTAAACCACTCGGACAAGAGATCGACTGAGCGAGAGTACACACCCGCCAGCACACCAACCCGATTACCCCTCGCCGCCTCATGCAACGCCGCCACAGCCATAGCCCGGAAGTCGCCCTCCGACAGCGTCATCTTCTCGCGAGCCAAGTCAAACGTGCGGTAAGCCCAGGCGCGAACGGCAGCAATTATCCGTTGAACCAAAGGAAGCTCGGGCGCGTGCTGCACCAAGTAGGCAAGCTGCTCCTCACGAACCAGACCAGCCGGAGTGTCAGCAGGTACACGGTCACGCGCAGCCTGCGCCCAATCCTCGCCACGACCAATGGCATCGTCCAACTCACGCAGCACAGACTGGAACACGTCAGCGCCGAGCATCTTCTCCATGCCGGCGTGCACACCAACCTCATGCAGCAACATGCCGCGAGCCTCAAGCTCGGAAACATTAGAGGCCACAATGTAGGCAACCCCATCAGGAGCAAAGAAGCCCTTCACGTCACCAGGGTGCGGGCCAAATGGCAGGTCATCGGGCGTCGCCACGATTTTCACACCACCCGTTTCGATCAGCGCATCAGTGGACTTACCGAAAGACAAACGCAGCGCCTCTGTCAAACCAGCAGGGTCGTCGGTACCGCGCAGCACTTCTCCGGTTTGTCGGGCATAGCGGTCCATGATCTTCGCCACGTCGTCGGAGTACAGGACGAGGTTGTAGGCAGGCAAATCAGTGTCGCCACGAGAAGCGCCGTCAAGGAAAGCGTGGCCGGGGACGCCGGCGTTGTGGAGCATGATGCTGGCGAGCTCTTCCTCTTTTGCAAATGTGGTGTTGTTAAAGTCATCATCTTTGAAAGAAATACCCCTGCGTTTTTCAAGCTCTAAAACAGCGCCATCAAACGCTGAAAAGAAGTCCTTTTTTACGTAGCCATTGCTTACCAAAAATGGCCAGCGTATCTCTTCATTTGCGTATTTTTTAGCATCTGACATCGATGGGAATTCAGCTACACTTTCCCCATCAACAATCACAGAATAATTCCTGACAGGCAAATCCTTAGTCGCATAGCTTTGCGCTTCATCCATCGACGGAAAATTTGATACTTCATCTCCGTCAACGTAAACCGTGAAAACTTGCGACATTGGCTCCTTTGAAATTACTACCTTTTTGCCATTAATTACCGATGTAACAGTCTTTAACTTTGACAAGTTACCCCGTTGCTTCCAGTCAAAATCATTTTTCTTTATCAATATATTTAAATCATCAACATCTGGATTTAAAGACTCAACCTCAGTCCAGGCGGCCTGCGACATAGGCAAATCCTGATGCTGGTTCCAGAAATGCGATTCGTTTATTTTGTCAGTCAACTTTTTATACATCGACTGACCCGTTGGTGACCCCACCCCCCAATACTTCTCAGCAAAATTAATGGCGTCTTCTTTTGAGGCGTGCCTTTTCCCGTGAGTAACCCCATTAAACGTAACGGAGAACGCGCCATCATCAAGGCCAGTGTCGACTGAATATTCTCTAGTTGCGGCCCAATGCGCATCAGCCATACTGTCAAAATATGAAACCGACCCGTCCTTAAATTTAATCATTACGGAAGCTGGCGACCCAGCCGGAGCGTCCGATATCTCCCACTTCAAATACTTAACAATATCATCAATCGGCGGCAGCTTATCCTCACGAATTGACGCGACGCGACCGCTGTCGTCGACCATCTCAAGCGCACCATTTTTATCAACCCAAACAGGCTCGGGTGATTTAATCCCCCACGACTCAAACGCAGCACGAACCTTTGCTGGCTGCTCCGACATTTTCTCGTCCCACAGCATCAAGCCCGAGAAATCCTCAGCCGACATTTCAGCTTTGTATAGGGAGCCTGGGCGTTCGATGGTGAGATCAGTGACGCCACGGTCATGCAGCGCCTGCAGCTCGGCGTCAAACTTGGTGCCGTTGATTAGATCGATCGGCGCGACTTTGACGTTTGCACCTTCAACCTGCGTCGGGCCTTGCTTGAGTTCGAGCCCCAGCGTTTGCGACACGCCGCGCCTCTTGTCAGCCTGCGCCAGAATAAACGCTCCAAGATCGCCGCTGATCTCTTCGCCGCCCGCTGCCACCACCCGCGTGCGGAAATTGTCTGGCAGTGGCACCTCGTATTTTTTGATGTTGGGGTCTAGGACGCGGGAGCCTGTGGCGTTTTTTATACCTTCAACAACATCCTTATAGGCGTCAGATTTCGTGTCGCCTTTAGCATTAAGAGAACTCTTCATCTCCAAAAGCACGCTTAATACGCCGTCGTTGGACGAGGGGTCTGGCACCGTCACCTTTTCAAGAGCAGCGAGGTTGTTACCCTCTCGCTGGTCAAAAGAAATAACAAGCCTCTTGCGGCCCTCTAAAAGGTTATCAATTGAGCTTTGAATGCTGGCGCGCTCAACAGCGTCGGTAGATTTTTCCAAATCCTTCTGCCATTCAGCAATTAAATCGTCGGTTCTTTTTAAAGATTTATCTAGTTCGGTTTTTGCCTGCTTATAAAGGTTCTCAAAAGTATTCTTTGCTCGCGCATATCCATACCCATCAACCTGACCAATCGCCACCGCCAACGCCTGAAACTCAAGATTATTCTGACTTGGGTGAACGATCGTGCCATCACCAAGCACCCAAGCTGGCTCGTTCGCTTTAGCATTTAACCACATCACACCACCAACACCATCAGGTATGGCGTAATCTGCCTTACTCTCACCCCTCATTTTTATCAGCCGCTCGCGATACCGCGTCTGAGATATCCAAGCCTGCTGCGCAACGTAGTGACCATAACCGACAGCCTGCGCCTGCTCGCCCGCTTCGCTGTTGATCATTTTCCAATTAAAACGACCCAGCGGAGCGCCATCTTCCGCAGCGAATCTAGCTGTCGTTCCCTGCCAAACCGTGGCCTTCTTCTGACCTGGGGCCTTGCCACGGGAATACTTAAACGCATCATCCCCAGCCTTCACGGTATCAGCCAGTAGCGCGTCGGCCTCAGCCATCGCTGCCTGCGCGTCCTTTACGCCATCCCACTTAGGGGCAGCGTCCAAGCGCTGCTGCACGGCAGCCGATGCATCCACATCAGCAACGGCGACCTCAGATGGGGAGAAGTTCCTATCGGCAGCCGCCTCAGCATCAGCCACAGTGTGCGTGGCTCGATCGGGGTCCATCCCGATGATTGCCTCCACGTCCACATTGCGTCCGTCCAAAGACTGAGCCACAGACGCACGCAGAGCCGCCTCACGGGTCTCAGGCGATACCGAGGCCACTATCTCCTCAGCGCTGTCGATGCGCTCCTCTGCCGACGCAATAGCGTCCTGCAGCATGCGAGATTTGTCGGGCACAGGCGACTCGCCGAACATGTCGGCCTGCTTCGGATTGCCCGCCTCGTTCAGCCGATCGGCAAACCCCGTGATCGCGTCCATGATGCGCCGTGGGCTTTGGATGTTACGACCCATGAAGTCCAGCAGCATGGTGGCCTCGGGTGTGAGCCCGTCACCGAACGCATCGAGCTGCGCCATGTAGTCGGACACCTTCATCCCATCAGCGCGGATCTGGTTGTATTTTTCCACTGCCGCCTGCAGGTCTGCTGCGATATCCAGTGGGTGCAGGTCACCCGCCGCGATGGCCGAGCGCGAGTTGGCAACCACCGGAGCTGTTCTCCCAAGAGCAAGGGCAAGGTTCCGGCTGCCAGGGTCTACAGCCTCAATCAGCCGAGCGAGCACAGGCGAGTCGCCGTATGCCTTGAACAGCATGGCGCCATTCAGGCGACGCAGTCCCTCGGGCGACAGCTTGCCATCCGAGTCCATGATCGAGTTGCGTTTGTTCTCCGGCTGGGCTTCCACCCACTTACGGATGGCCGCACGGTTGTCGGCGTTGTTAATATCCCCGTCAGAGCTCACAGACAGGCGCGCGTCACCCAATCGCTCGGCGTCCACCTTGGCCTGCTCGAGCGGAGACATGTCGGTAGCGCCGCCTTCGTTCGATAGCATGGCCGCTTTTTTGACGTCCACGTCTCGGGTGAACTGGCGCACCAGTACGGGCTTCTTCATGCCGCGCACGGCGTCCACGTCGATGCCGAGATCAGCCAGACGCGCCTCGAGTGCCGCGCGGTAGTCGCCGCCTTTACCAATTTCGTAGGCCTTTGAGATAAACAGCGTGCGGCCATTGCCACCAACGATGCGGCCATCAGTAGCCAGCGTCGGCGCGCCGATATCCATGACGGGTGAGTCGCCCAGCACCAAGGCTGGGTCTAGCGCATTGGCGCGCGACTGAATCTCAGCTTGATAGGCTGGCCGCGAGCGATCGCGAAACTGGTTGTCAGCCTTATCTACCGTGGCCTGCAGGGTATCGGCCTCGACTACGGACCAGCGCGCAGGCTCGTAGACGTCGCCAACCTTCACCTTGGTGTCAGGGCCGATCACAGCGCCAGACAGCGGAGCTGCTGTTTCCATTGTTGGGTTGGGCGTAATCATAGGCGAAGCACGACCGCGCCATGATTTGAAAGCATCCCCTGCCGCGCCGCCTAAGACGTGCAGGCCGCCGCCAAATGCTGTGCCAAAGGCGATGTTGGCTATGGAGTCCATAGCGCTGTAGTCGTCGCCGAGCTCATTCCGTCCAAACGAAAATGCGGGTTCCAATACAGCCGTTGAGATACCAGCATCAAGGGCACCAAGCCCAGCTCGAGCGCCTGCCCGTGTAAAAGCAGACTCAGCCATGGTGGCAGCCCGCAGACTGCGTGCGGCGCCAACCATACGAGTCCACGGCACAAATGCTGTGGCCACGTTCAAAGGGTCAACAATACCCGCACCAAACATGGCGCCACCACGCAGGATGGAACCAGCGTCCCACGGTGTGCGCTCCCTAACATCCTTCACCGCAGCAAGCTCGCGCTGCCGATCAACGATGGTCGCCCACTGGCGCTGGGTGTATTGGCCATCCTTCGGCGTGAGATTCAGCTTTATGCCGCCGCCGTTGGATTTTGCGTAGTCCATAGCCTGCTGCGAAGATAGACGCGGCTCACCATCTCCACCAAAGCGAGAGCGAGCCCAATCCGTTGCAACGGGGCCATACGACTCCAGCCAAGACTCACGCACCGCAGCGTTCATCTTTGCGCCAAACGAAGGCTCGAAGTCCTGCAATGAGTAACTGGAAACACCCTGGTCATCAGACCCAAGATACATAGGCATTATTCGATCCCGTTCTTTTGTTTAAACTGCAGGAAATCCTGCCGGCGCTGCTCGTTGTATTCTCGCATTTTTCCGCGCGCATTTGAACCAAACGTCTTGCGCTCTTCGTCGGCTTTAGTTACCGTCGTTTTTAGCTGATCCCAAGTGTAGGACACAGGCTGCCCGCCACGAGTCACGCGGTAGCGAACGCCATCGCTTCCCTGAGCGAACAGGGTTATCCCGCTGTCGTTGTCATTGGAGAACCACAAAGGCCGCGACTGAACGGTGCTCTTCCACTCTGTCGCAACCTCTGCCGGTGTTCGAGCACCAACCAAATCGCGCGGCGCATCAATGCCAGACAGGTCAGCATCAAGCGCCATACTTGCGCCGCGCTTTACTAGCGACAGATCGATGCTTTTTGGTACCCGCATAGTCCCGTCAAACACGTAGTGGCCAAGCAACATCTTGTGAGCGTTGTTCGCGGCGGTGGTTCCATCCTGCCCACCCTGCATAAACTGGTAGGCCAGCTTGCGCAGGCTTGTCTCGTAGGCGTTGACTGTCCCGGCCGCCTGCTCGTTTGGTATAGCTACAGCCCCAACAAACTCGCCCATCTTTGCGATCACCGCATCCTTTGCGTCCTTCATAGCTTTGGCATCCAAGCCTTGCGTGAGGTCCGACTCTTTCACCCGAGCCAGCCGCGATACAGCCTCTCGCGCTGCCTGATTTGGCAGGTTCGGGATGAGCAGCAACTCGCCGCCAATCTTGCCGTCCTTCACCAACTCACTAAACACCTTCGGAAAGAACGCGCCGTACTCTGACTCCAACCCAGAGATCAGACTTGCAGAGTCCTCTGGCCGCGTGGCCTTCATGGCGCGACTAGCGATGACGTCAGCCTGCCCAGGGGTGAGCACCCTCGGGTTTTGGATGCCAAGCCTTTGCTGCTCTGCCAAGCTCTCGCCCACATATCGCTGCATCAAGGCTGGTCGCTGTTCGGGTGGTGTCTGCGGGTTATCCAGCGCCAACCGCTGTCGCTTCAGGTTTTCGTTTGTGCTTGCAACAAAACCAGCGGGGTCGTTATTGCGAGCCTGTAGCACAGCGTGCGCGGCCTGCATTCGCGTGTTGTGGCGTTGCTTTTCAGCCGCATACCCATCGCCAACTACAGGCTGGGAGGCCTGCAGCGTGCCGGCAATCTCCCCATCTGACTGGTTCTTAAACTTCCCAATGTCCGACGCCATGTCGCGAGAATTCAAGTACTCGCTACGCACGCGCTCTGCGTCAGGGCCATAGGCGCGCTGGAAGAACTCAGGCCTCAACTCCTGCGGGTCGACGATGCCGTCTTTGTGCATTGCCACAGCGTCCTGCAACGTGCGGTCAGCCTGCGCTTTGAATATGGACTCGGTCTGCTTGATCAGGGTCTCGGCGTGGTTTTTCAGGCTAATCTGTTTCTCGTAGTCCATGCTGGAGAAAGACGCTGGCGGCGTGGGGACTTCCGAACTGGCAGGCGTGGCAGCAGGCGTGGAGACGGGTGTGGAGGCGGCGGCATTTTCATAATCAGCCAACCGACCGAGCCACGCCTTGCGGTATTTCTTATTGCGAGGTTCCTCAAGCAGTCGCTCGTAATGCGCGCGCCTCAAGGCGTTAAATTTTACGGGATCACCGCCGGACTCTTTGATCCAACGATTCGCCTGCGCTGGGCCTTGATTAACAGCAGCGTCCATAGCGGTGCCCTGCAATTCAGGAGGCAGGCTGTCCGCGCCGATAGCGTCCCAATAACGGGTCTTATAAATTTTCGCCGCGCCCTCTTTGGTGAGGCTCTTTACGTCAATGTCGGGGTTGGCTTTCTGATTGATCCCAAAATTAACAGGAGCGCCCGTGTTCCCATCGCTGGCAGAGTAGCCGCCCTCGCGCTTGAAGATGGTCTCCATGATGGAAGAAAACGAGCTGCCAGAAGCTGCCGCGCCAGGAGCAGCCGCCGCCACCCCCGGCTTCTTAAACTCGCCAAACCGCTCACGGTACCATCCTGCTGGGTCGCGCTCTAGTTGTCCGCGCTCAACAGCGACGTGCAGCTGCTCTTTGTATTTCGCCGCCGCCTTTATTTTATCGGCCTCTGTCAAATCAGAGCGGGCGATCAACGGCTCCATGCGACGTTTAAAAATATCATCAAACCGCGTCGGGTCGTTGAAAACAGTATTCTCGTCGGCCTGCATGCCAACCGACGTGTCGGCGTCGAGCTTGGCGGTGGTGGCCTTCTGCTGAAACGAATAGACCCCCGTCTGCAAACGAGCCTTCATGCCCGCCGCGTGCTGCTGAAAATACTTTTTAGACGCATCGGTCGGAAGCATCGCAACGTTCTCATTTACCCACGAGTCGAAATCTTTACCCAAGGTATCTCGGAGATCAGCATCGCCAACCTTCCACGCCTGTGTCGCATTTGTGAAATTCCCCTGCCAATACACATCACCAAGAGACAGCGCGTTAGATACCTGCACGGCGGCAGCATCCTCCTGCTGCTTTTTAGCCGCACGCTGCTGCTCGGCCTCGTCCCGTATCAGCGACGTAGCTAGGCCCATTCCCGCCTGCCCAACGCCCTGCATAGATCGATCGATGGAGTCGTCCGCTGGGACGTTGGGATTAGCGCGCGCAACAGGAAGGTCTCCTTGTGGGAGGACTTGGCGCTGATAGGTAGGAATGGCAGGCATCAGTAAATCCCTTTAGTATTGTCTGGCGTCTTTTTCCCGGCGTAATACGCCGTCGCGCCGTTGAGAAGCGACCCGGCTGCGTTGAGGTATCCAGCCGACCCAGCAGAGCCACCCCTAGACCTTGTCGCGCGGGCTTCGTGCATACTTATGGCAGCTTGGTCGTTCAGACCGGCAGCCTTTAACTGCCCCTCGTAGCGGATCGCGTTTGTGTCTGAATCGACGTTGAAGATGGACTGGCGCAGAAGGTCGCTGTTTAAGCCAGCGCCAGCAGAAGCCGACGAAGCTAACTGCTCGCCGATAGTCGCCCTGCCCTGCCTGCGCTGCTCGTCCTCTTTGACGCCAGCCATAGCCGACGCCTGAACGGCACGCGCACGGTCTGCTGCGGCGTTGTACTCCATAGCCTGCGCGCTCGACTGGGCAGCCGCGTTGGCTGCCCGCCCTTGCTGGATTGCCCCGACAGCCTGCGTGGCTGTGGCTGCAATCAAAATCGGTAATGCTGCTGCACCCATTATTTAACCCTCGCAAATAAATAACAATCCCCGCCATCAGGACGGTACGCACGCATGGGATCTGGCGTCTCGCGCACAAACCCAAGCATCGCCATCCAACGTAAACCAGCCTCAAAACCTACATCCACCGTGGCCTCGATGCGCCGCCACTTCGCCCCAGCCAAAAACCCTGCTACAGCCTTGTGGATACCCAGCATGTGCCGCCCTGCATCCTTAGAAATCAGCGCCCACGCCATCGCCCTATTGTCCCAAATTTCCACGCACCCAGAGCAGGCAATAACGCGATCGCCGTCAAGCGCTGTAAACGCTGCGCCTGATTTTGCCAGAGCGCGGCCGTACTCGGCACCAGACAAAGCGCCCGAGAAGTATTGCTGCGCGTCCTGCAGCTCCAACGCGCGCACATGATCGGGACGAAAGGCGACAACCTTCATCGCGCGTCCTGTGTAACAACCTGCGGCATAAGCCCCAGCAACGTAACCGCTGTGGGCTGGTCATTTACGAACATCATGTAAGCGTCGGTGTTGTAACCCTCGGGCCACGAGACAACCTTGTCGCCTGAAAATAGCGGAACAGGAGCGCTCATGGCGTCACTAGACGACCGAAGCTGCAGCGGGTCCATGTTGGTCTCGTCAGAGCCGTAGTTACCACCACCTGTGTTCAGGAATCGCAACACACCCTTATGGATGCGCTTTGTCTTGCCCTGCGAAGTGCCATCAGCAGCCCCAACCTCCAGCCGCATCGAGCGATACTTGCATGGGCATGGCAAGCCAACCTGAACCACAGACGCCGCGCGCAGTAGCGTGATAGAGCCACCAGACACGGTGCGCTGTGGGTGAGGCGCGCCATCGGACAGCACGTCAACAACTTGTCCTTCAAGATGCCCAAGGTTGGTGATCACCGTGGCAGCAGCGCCGTCGTAGGTGAGCCCCGAGTCCAAGTAAAAAGAATCTGCCTGCGCGTCACCAACGCGCCAAGGACGTTCCATGTATTCAACATAGCGCTTCGTGCTGCCGTTGATTGTGCGCTTAACCACCAGCCACAACTCGGAGCGGTCGCCTTCGGCTGCAGGCATGACGGCCACAGACTCGACAACGCCGCTGCCACCAATGGGGTGACGGTGCCAGCCTCGGACATCCTGCTCATTGTTCCACGTGAAGCCTAAGAGGTTACCGTCTGCACGCACAGCCCACACAACGGGGTCGGGCTCTTGTGTGAAGGCTATCTGCACCAAACCGGACTTGGTAATGTGCTCAGCCAGAACGGTGGCGTCGGTGCTTTTGTACTTGTACGAGATGGTGTCGTAGGTCACCTCGCGAGCCTTCAAGCCAGCGCGCTGCACGAATAGCAGACCCTCGCCGTTCTTGATTGGAGGAATAGCTCGGCTGCCATAACCAGAGATTAGTCTGGCACGGATGTTCCCAGGCCCTAGTGCTTTACCGTTCTGCAGCTCGCCAACAGAGAACTCGCCGCCAGCGGTACCGCACAGCAAATCTTCGTCGCCAACCATCCACTGCACATCGTTGATTTTCCCCGAAACCAGCGTGACGGAAATAGCCATGTCGTCGGTCACCTGACCGAAGTTAAGCGGCGAGTAATCGGTGAAGTCTGCCGCGACAGAGCCCCAGATGTACTGCTTACGACCCCACCACAAACGCTCTCGGTAGAACGCCACATCGGTCGGCCAGCCGTTAACAGATGACCACTCACCAAACGACCAGCGAACGGTAGCGTTTCCAACGCCAACAACCTGCGACGGCAGGCGGTCTACCACGTCAACAGTGACCACGGTACCAGAGGTGTAGCCCACGATACGCACATATCCATACCCAGGGTCGCGGTATTGCCACTGCACGCCAGTATCGCCGTCATACAGGGCTCCCTCGGTGTGCACAGGCTTGGCAGTGCCGGTGGTTGCGGCGTTCAAAGACTCGTAGGTCTTAGAGTCAGAGCGGCGACGCACGCCAACTCCAACAGCCTTAGAAACCTCCCAAGCAGGGATGGCGTTAAGGTCTTTGGATTCGAGCTTAAACAGCGAGCCAACCATGGCCGCCGTGAATATCGACGTTGATGCTGTGAGCGTTATACCGGTACCGGATTCAGCGGACGCGTACACAGTGGTCGCCGTATTATTCATAATCTTCCACGGGCCGCCAAGCGCGGCGTAGACAGAAATTGCAAACGACGTGGCGCTGGTGCGTGTGATGATGCGCTGCTGATACAAGCCATGCGCGAGATACAAATTGTCGCCAGATTGAGCAAACCGCAGGCGTGGCGTACCGTCATCGTTGTACAGATCGGCCTCGGCGTAAGGCGTTGTGATCTCAACAGGAACACCAGGCGACGACTCTAGAATACCGCGCAACTTGGTGACCGAATCCCACGTGTAGAAACGGCAGTACAGGTCGCCGAACTCAAGAATGTAGGCCTGCGATACAGAGAACTCGAACGGTACCAGCAAGACCTTCTTTGCGCTGTTCTTAACCTCATGCGCGAACCGTGTGCCGCCACGCCGCTCTATCGGCCCCTGCACCGTTGGAATGAAGTTCTCAAGAATAGATGCGCCGTTTGGATACTTCTGAAAATCGATGCGAGCGCCAAGTTTAGGCGAGACTTCGCCCGCGTTAAACGAACCCGTGATGCTGGACGCCTTGCTCATACTGTGAACCCTGACGGATACTGCGTCACGTCCTGCGTAGTGCCGGGCATGTAGTCGCCATTACGAGCATCAAGCCATGAGCCCTGCGGAAGCTCGTCTGGTGGGTTTTCGATAGACGCCTGGCGCTGCGCATCAAGCACGGTCGCCTTGTACTGCTCGGCCATGCGGTTGAATTTTGTCTCGGACTGCGTCAGCGTCTCGCATGCCTCCATCGCCAGCTTGCAAGCCAAAGCCTCAGAAAACATGGGGTCGAACAAGCCGGGGTTGGTGACACGCTGGATGTAGCGCACCTTCAAAGGCGCCTCGATATTCGTGAGGATGTGACCCGCCTCGACAGACCACAGCGCGGAACTGTTACCAGCGCGCACATAGATATCGTTTACCTGAATAAGAGCAAGGTAATCGGATGGCAGCGGGTACTTGTAGGCGTAACCCCAAGCAGGCGCATCAGCGAGCGCAGGCAGAGAGTCTCGAGTGATTGCGAACGTCCAACGATAGCGACGCAACTCGGCGTCGAGCACATCGTCGAACATCTGGTTTATGGTGCGGGCACGCTTGTTGTCGTCGGTAAGCAGGAGGATGCGATCCTCCCCCAATTTGGTAAGCGCACGATTAGCGATAGAAACTTTAGAAGCCATAGTGTGAAGTCCTCAATATGCTGTGATTTTCGCACCAATTAGCGGTTTGGTCTACCGTCTGCGCCTTCTTAAAATGGTTATAAATCCAGACACAGCATCCACCACGGCGCCGATCCAGCCGCCAAGCACGGAGAAATGCCGCGCCTTAAAACTCACCTGCCTAAAATGATTAAGTGCCATTCACATTAACGTTGGTGCGGTTTCCGTTTGAGTCAACAGTTGACACGATACGGTCAGTGGTTCCGTCCAACCCTTTAAACGTCTCGGTTCCCGTGCCAGCTCCCGATACCTTGCCTGCCATAGCTGATCCCATAATGCGCATGAACTGCTCTGCGGTCACGCCGCTCTCCATGGCATACGACCACACAGCAGCAGACAAGGCGTCCAAATCAACACCACCAGACCCTGCGGTAGACAAAGCCTTACCCGCAGAGCCTGCTGTTTGATACTGGCTCAGCAAAGCGCTCCACACAGAATCACGTATGCCCTCTGGCGTCAGGTCGCCATAGCCGCGCAGCGTTGCCGACATGTCGCCGATGCCCGTAGCGGTTGAATTTGTAACGTCCCCAGCTCCAACAATCGCGGCAATCATCTGACCAATCCCGCTGGGGTCCGCTGTGATGCCGCCAGAGCCGCTGATGGTTGCGATCAAATTAAGGTAGGCACTAACTTGCGCCGATGTGATACCACCAGAACCGCTGATGGTTGCTACCATGTTGACGATCAGGCCGCCTACAGCAGCGATGCCGCCATCCCCAGCAATGGTGGCCAGCAACTCCTGAACCAAGAGCATGCTAGGGTTAATACTGCCAGAGCCAATAATCTTATTAAATGACGACATCCCGCCCGCCACACGAGCAGGAATGTAGGATGCGACACCGTAACCACTAGGCACGCTTTCAAGCCGGCTGGCCGTGGAGCCAACAAACCTGTTCAACCGATCACTTCGGTTTCTCAGTTGCGGCGTAAAACCCGACCCCGACCCGCCTACAGCCGCAGTAGCACCGCCGAAGTGACGACCCGGCGAGCGAGACATGTAGGAGCCGTTCGGATATACCGCCATGTTAGCCCCATACAGCCTCAACGCCGCCAGAGAACGTGGTAGAGGCAGCTACCGCAGCGCCCGCGCCTAACAAGAACCCAAGGCATGCCCCGTCAATCAGCGTCGGTAGACTTGGTATTTGATTAAGCAAATCCTTCTCCGTCATCAAACCGTTTACAGACAGAGTGATCTGCGCCAAGGGTCGGCACAGCACAAGAACGCCCGTGCCAGCGCCAGACGCAGCGGACAGCGTGACAGTCTGAACCGAGCGAAGGCCAGTGTCGCCAGAGGCCAAGGGCAGGAACGGCCCGTAGTTGTTGGCAGCCGTGCCAGAGTGGACGATGTGTGGCACGATAGCCGAAGCGGTAGCAGCCACCGTGACAGGGTTTACACGTGCCGCTGTGCCCGCCTGATTGGTGTAGCTATAAGCGATGTTGTGAGCGGTCGCACCAGTGGTAGCCCGCGCAGCCAAGAACATGCGCAAACCCGCACCATTGGTGTAGCGCGGTGAAGGTGTGCCAAGCAGCGTCTGAGCCGTTGCCACGTTCATGTTGATGCCTGGATAGTACCCCTGCACATCCACAAGCATGAGGGTCGCAGGTACGCCAGTCGCGGCAGTGGTCCACGCGTTCATGTTTAGCAGGTGTTTAAGCAACGTGGACACATTGCCACCGTGAGGGATGCCAAAGACGCTGGTGCCGTCGCCTGTGGATTCGGTGCAAGCCTGCCAAGTCAGCGCAGTGCCTGGGAATGCGGTCGCTACCGGCAAACCAGTAAGTGACAACGTCTCATACCAGCGGCCAGCGGTGTATGCAGCCGCGCCCGTTATTTTGTTCCACTCGTAGCGCGCGCTTTGTCCTGCGGTCAGTGCCGCGACCAGTTGGTCGGTTGATTGAATAGCCATGTCAGCCCCATAGAAAGTTTAAATTACCGAACCAAGCGACGGAGCGTGCCGTGCCTGCGCCTAAGTTGTCAAACCAGCCAAGCCATGCGCCATCATAGATGCGCGGCATACGTAACCCGTCTTGCATAAAGAAATCTTTTTCAGCAGTGACGAGATTATCGCCCAACGTCATCGTGCAAAGTGGCTTTATAAGGTAGATCGCGTGCAGCCCACCAGGCGGCGTGAGGTAGGTTATGCCATCAATGCTGTGCACGCCCCCGGCGCCATTTAGTAGCGGCATAGCCAAACCTCCCGCTTGTGCGTTGGCGGCTGCGGCGACGTTGCCAGTCACCACCAGATTGACGCCCATGTTGGGGACGTTCACCCGAACCGTCTGCTGCACTCCGCTCGAGTTGGTGTAAAGCACATCAGCCAGCCCGTCCTGCACGGCTGGCGCGACGTGGTTAACCCATACGGCTACTACACCATCGCCAGACGTGTAGCGCGGCAAGGTGGCTGTGTTATCGGTCTCTTGCAGATCGGTACTATCCCCGTCGATCAATGGGTAGTAGCCGATAAGGTCATAGAACACGATGGAGCCGGGGCCGTTGAATGTACCCTGGTTCGTCCAGACGGTCGCGGTGTGCAGGTATCGCTCCTGACCAGCCGCAATACCGGGGAAGAAAATAGCGTCGTTCTTGGTCGCCACGCAAGGCGTGAACAGCAGCGGCGTCCCGACATGAGCATCATAAGCCGGTTGGCCGGACGCAAACGTCGGGTCAGCCCACTGAGTTGTGTGTGACGTACCCCCGTTTTTAAGAAAGCGCTGGGTGTGAAACCGCCCCTCCTCGTAGGCCGCGTTAATGTCGGACATCGTGCGGACGGTCATGTCCGTCCAGTTAGTCTCGATTTAACTTTTGCCACGGTCATCTTTGCTTTGTTTTTGAGCGACAAACCACCCTCGCCAGCAAGAATGGATTTCCGAGGGGCGATGATGCGGGCGTCATTATGGCCGCAATTGCGGGTGACGACCGGATTCTCACCGTGCGTGACATCAACACCAACGAGGCAGTGCTCGCAGTAGTACAGTGGAGGCCCGATTAAACGCCATGCAGCACGCTCCAAAACGGAGCGGCCATCATCTCCAATGGGATGCGCGTCCTGCATTACGTCTCCTGAATAACGTAAGCGCCGATGTTGAACTGAGGCGTGATGCCGTTACCGATCGCCAAGACAAAATTTAGTGCGCCGAAGTGCCAAACAGCACCAGCGCCAGACGAAGCTGTGCCAGTCGATGTTGTGTGCGCGCTTCCACCAGTGGCGCCACAAGCCGGGAACTGCAGCACCTGAACATTCGACAGCTGACCGCCGGATGGGGCAGACCAGTCCACAGAACTCCGCGCCGTCTGCTTGCGCGCATAGTTGGTGTAGGCGATCTCATTCTCCGTCTGCGTCCCAGTCGCGGGCGTCAACGTTGCTGTGTGCAGGCCAAGATACACACTCGACAACGGAGCGCTTGCGGCGTTATCTGCCACGTTGGCCCACGCAGCAGCGCGGTACATGATTCCTAAAACACTGTTACAAATGGCGGTTGCTTTTGGCATGACTTACCCCTGTAGTTTTGCAAGATAAGCCCGCGCCTTCTCTGCCCGCGCCTCTAGACTGTCAGCCTCAGCGGCCAAATCCTTGCAGCGTTGAGAAGCCGCCTCCACATCGGACGCAGCTGCAGCTAGGATAGATTCAGCTTGAACCTTCGCGTTTGCCACTAGTGCATTTGCCTCGGTTCGGATGCGCTCTGCCTCTTCATGCGCGACGGCGATCACATCATTTGCTGCTGATTTTGCATCGTCCGCGACGTTGCGAGCAGCCAACTCAGCATCGCGCACAGCCTGCTCTGCAGCCGCAACCTGAGCGTTGGCCGCTGCCACTTTAGGAGTGAGAGCGAGCAAAGCCGCCTCAGCTTCGGCACGCGCCTGCTCAATTGAGCCAACCTGCTCGAAAACGTCAGCCAGCGCTTGAATGCCAGCAAATCCGCGTAGCAGTCGCTTCGCATCATCGGCAGCCCGCATGTATTGATTACTCATAAATTTACTCCCGCGCCAAAAGGGTTACAGACAAGTTCGTCGTGCCATCACCAGACACGACACGAGGGCGCACAAGCAGAGTAGCCTCACACACTAACTCGATCTTGGCTGTAGCGATGTTTAAGTCGTTACCCTGCGGGTCAGTGAGGGTCGACCAGTTCTCTCCGTCGTTAGACCCCTCGATCGTCACAACGCCCGTGCCAAAAATACCAACCACCTGCACGCTCTTGTCGGTGTATTGAGAGAACGGGATAGCGTCGCCTACACCGCCAGTCGGCATCTCAGCCCACGATACCAAAATAGTCCGTGAGTTGTTGGTGGGTTTTCGCGTGTGGGTGATTAACATAAAAATCCTCGCTTGGAAAAACAGGCCCGTGTAGAGCCTGCTTTTTAGATGATTGGATCGTCTCCGGCGTCATTCAAGGAAGGATCTCCACCCTTCCTTGGCTTCTGCTTGGGCGACTTCTCAGGCGCCTTGCCGCTCGTTTCCTTTGGTTTGAACCAGCTCCCTGTGAGCCCATCTTCAACCTCGAAAACGTCGCCAGGCTCTCGGATTGCTCCGAGATAACCACGTGCAGTCGCGATGACTTCCATGATTAGGCTACAGTGAAGCCGCTAGGATAGGCGGTGTTAGACTGAACCTCGCCACCAATATAGGAGTCGACAGTACCAGCCGTCATCACACCAGTGGCAACGCGATAAGCCAAGCGCAGGTAGCGACGCAAGCCCAGCGGCAAGCGAGCCTTTACTTGGTCGGTATTGGCTGTCAGAGCCGCCACAGCACGCACAGGGGTCAGAACCTGGACATCAGCAAAAGAGCTGTTGTCGGCAGAGTCCTGCAGCACGAACTGCAAAGTGCCACCAGCGCCCGTTGTGAAGGCCGCCACGGTGCGAGCGTAGATGTACTGCTCCTCACCCGTGCCCACGTCAGCGGCAGCGCCGGTGTCGTAGACGTTGGTGGAAGCGGTGTCACCCACAGCCGTGACGGCTTGCGCCGCCGAGAGTTGCATTTGAGAGTCAAGAATCATGATGTGCTCCAGTGATGATGAGGGTTAGACCACGCGGGCTTCTGTAGACAAGATGCGGTCTACAGTGCGAACGGGGATGCCTAGGAAGGTCGTGGTGCCGTTGTTCACAGAGCCAGGAGCTACAGTGCCGAACTGGTTAATGGCAGGCTGTACAGCCAACGCAGCGTTGGACTTGTCCAACGCGGCGATGCTCAAGTATTCCTTTACGGTGCGGTTGGCGTAGAACACAGGGCGACCCATGCCCATCATTGGGATGTGAGCCATTGCGCGAATCATGGTCTTGATCAGAGCAGTCGATGCGGTCGATGCCTGCGTGCCGGTTTGACCAACGAGGTCAGACACGTCGATGTTGGCAATGCGAACAGCATAACGCCAGTCACGAACAGCCAAACCACAGTCCCAGCGCCACAAATCAGACACTGCGCGGTAGCGGTTGTTTGAGGCGTCGAACGCGTCGATCTCGCCGAGGTCTTTGTGATCCAATCCAGCAGGCGAACCTTTAGGGTAAATGCCAGTGATGGTGTTCTCGCCCCACACAACCAACCAGACGGAAGTGTTGTCAGAGCCGGTGCCGCCAGCATCGATGATGTTTTGGCTCGACGGGATAGATGCCGACAATGAGTTGTAGCGAGGCGTGAGGCCAGTGAAGCGCTCAGGGTTTACGCTAGTGTCGCCGTAGATCAACGCTTCACAAAGCGCCTGGTTCATGCCTTCGATTTCAGCCATGGCCTCAGACATGCGGAAGGCTGCAGTGTTACCGTTCAGACCAACGACTTTAACGTCGATCTCGTTGCGGGCCTCTAGGAAGCCACACGTGTCAACAACCTGCGCGCGAGTTGATTTGCTTGGTGGCACTCCGCCATACAGTTTGCGCCATGTCGGAGTGGGGATGCCGGTGCGCACGTTGGACTGGTGCCCGGTTGGGAGATTGCCCTCCAACCAAGTCATGTCTGTGATGATTTCGCTTGTCTGACTGAGAAGCTCGATTGTTGAAGCCACCGAACCGTTGGGGTCGATGGATTTGGCAAAGTCATTTAACGTGACCGCGCCTGCTTTGGTTGGGAGTGTTGCCATTATTTAGCTCCGGGAAATGTTACGGGGGTCACTTGAGCGGTGCAGAAACCACATCAATCAGACGCGAGTGTATCGGAAATTGCGCGTGGCGACAATACAACAGTGAAAAAAAATATTTAGAAATTATCACGGGGTTGTAGTGTTTGCGCAACAAACAACGTTAGGCCGGCACAGCAGACGGCCACAAACGCTCGGCCAACGGCTTAACGGCCACGCCCGCGTTATTGTTTCCAAGGCCTGCAGCATCGGCCTCGCCTAGCCCTTTGCCAATGCTGTGCAGGAGCTGGATTGTGCCCTTGTAGCCAAGCGCGGACTCTATGGCCGCAATGGTTGGCCCCGCTTTTTCAGTTGGAATGAACTGCCGGATAGCACGACGAGCAAGCTCCATGTTCTCGGTGTGCGCCGGTCCCCATTCATTCTTTAGGGATTGAGCCTCGGCGGTGTTCTTTGTGTTCATGGCTTGCGCGTGTGCAGCGTCGGCAGCCGCCATGGCTTCTGACTGCTTCGCCATCATGGCATTCCAGTCTGCAGCAAGGCCCTTCGCTTGATCAGCGGTGATGCCGTGCTTGTGCAGGATAGGCGCCATCTCTTTGGCAAACTCGCCAGTGTCGCCTTCGGGCACAGGCAGCTCGTAGGCCTCTGGTGTCTCAGGACGACCGATAGCGGCATAGAACTCGGACCACTGCTCTGGCGTTGCGTCCTTGCCAGGCATAACCAAGGTGGCCGGCGCTGCAGGATCAGCGGGCGGCGCAGGGTCGGCTGGCGCAGGCGTAGCAGCTGCCGCCGCTGCAGCAGCAGGATCAGCCATAAGCGCAGAGGCCGCAGTAACGGGCGCCGCAGATGGGGCAGGCGCAGGAGCGGGTGCGGGTGCCGGGGTAGGAGCCGCGGTAGTGTTGTCAGTTGTCATCTTCTAGTCCTTTCATTTGTAAAAGTTGCTCATCGGTGATATTCAGAGTCGCCTGAATTCTTAGGAACACCTCGCGCCGCCCTTCCACCAAAGCAGTCGCGTGAGTGTCAATGTGCCCATCCTTGCCCACCACCACACAGGATGTGTTGGCACGGCAGAACTCAGCGAGGTCTGCCATCAGCGTGTTGATGTGATCGCGCTTTGGCTTAGCCCTTTGGAACACAGCACGGTAGGCCTCGCGCACGTTCCACCATCGCAAATATTCAGATTTCATAATGAGATTATCGCATCACTTCACGGCATGATCGCGCTGGGTGTGTTTGGCTGCGACGTTGCAAATGCGCTGGCTTGGGCGAGGTCTTTTGCTGCCGAGGCCGCCACTGGTGCAGCCTGCAGTATTTGCTGCATCTGAGCCTGCTCAGCTTCTGCAGCGTTGATCTCTTCCATCTCGTCGTCGGTGTACATAACCTTGGCAGGCATGCCGTTCAGGCGCGCCAGCTCTTTGGACACCTTATCCATGTTGAAGCGCTTAAACACCGACGGACCAGCCACCTGCGCCACGGGAGCGAGCTGCTCGAATGTTCGCAGGATGCCGACGCCGTTCTCGGACTCGCGCATCCGAGACAGCGGGCTATCGAACTCGATGGCGTACATGCCACCACGGTCTAGCAGCTTCTTGGGCATCTCAGGCAATTGGTTTGCCATCGCCATGATGTCAAGCTCGCGCACCATCATGCGGGTGAGTAGCTCTGACTCGATGCGCGAACCAGTGGGGCCGATGAGCTGACCCTTCTCCTGCGCGCGCAGCATGGCCTCGGTGGCCGTGATGTTGGGCTTATCAACCAGAATCTGGAACAAGGTCTGCAGCAGAGCGTCGTTGATGACGGAGCGCTTCTGATTCATCATCTCCAAACCAAGCTCGATCTTGCCGCCCGTTTGCAGAGGCACAATCGTTGGGCGGCCTTGGTCGTCGATGCCGCCCTTGTTTATCGCAGCAGGCGTCATGCGCACAGCGTCAAGGATGCCGTCACGCGCCGTAAGCAACGGTGGCAGCACAGACAATTGAGCCGCTTGGATCGTTGTGCGGTTCATCTCGTTAAGCATCTTCACGTCCGGAAGGATGGTCATGCACGGTGAGCGTCCGTAGATTTCACCAGGGTTTAGGTCGTAGCGGCCAACGGCATACGGGAACGTGCGGAAACCGCGCTCCTCAATGATCTCACGGGACTCAAAGGCCACGTAGTACGACACGAACGCCATACCGCGCATGTCCGAACGGGTCACGTCAATGTCGCCGCGTGGTTTGACGCAGTGCAGGAAACGGAACTCTTGGTCGGGCCGCTTCTCAGCAGCCTCACGAATGACGCGCGGCAGTTTGTCGCCCCACCGCTGGTGAGCCTGACGAGCAGACCACATCCAGTCGCGGTGAACCAAATCAACCTCACCAAACTCGTTCTCAGCGAAGAACAGCTGCTTGATTGGGATGCCACGATAGAACAAACCCTTACCGACCCGCTCGCCAGTGTAGATTCCCATCGAGCCATACTTGCCAGAGTTGTAGTAGCACCCCTGAATCTCAGTGTCGAAGTTCGCTCCATAACGAGCAGAGAACAGGCGGCGGTTGACTTCCTCGCAATAGCGGATGACCTCCACGTCTTCGGACAAGTCCTCGTCGATAGGCTTAACCTTCGCCCACGTTTGGTTCCTCGGTGTCACCAGCGAATGGATGGCCGACTTAAAACGGTCAAGAGCCAAGCCAGGCGTGGCGTCGAATACCTTTTCGATTTTTTGCTGACCCTTTGGAGCGTTGACAGCGGAGTCGCCGAAACGCTGGTCGCTTGGGTTGATGCGATCGTCAATTTCAGACCACACCTTCTCGAATGTGTTTCGTTGGGTGACCATGCGGGCGTGCATGGTCAGTAGTTCGTCGGCGCGCGAATCAGCCATAGCCTAGCTCCCCAGTAATGCTTTGGCCGCCACGGAGTTGACAGAGCCAGCCGTGCTGCCATCAGAGCCAGAGCCAATGGTGGCTGCGGTACCACGTCGGCGGCGAATGAGGTCGGCAGAGTTGCGGTCAACCTGAGTCTGGTCGACTACGGGAACCTTCACCTCCTGCACGGTTGGTGGAGGAAGCGTGGTTGTTTTAGGTCCGCTGAAAAGTGACGTCATGTCATACCTTTAAAAAATTGCGTAGTCAGTGACCGCGCTAGTTTGATGATCCGATGCATAGTCGCGAACCGGGATGGCAAAGGTCAAAGCCAATGAATCGGCACGGTCCGGGGACTTGATGCCGCGCTTCTTGGCGTTGTCCTTGGCTTCCATCAGCAACTCTCCTCCGCGAAACTCGTACTGCAACGCGGTAAGGTCAGTCGCCAGGTCGGGCTCGTTTGGTAATGATGCCCCGTTTTTCAAGAATTCGCGCATATCACGCCACATTCTAGCCCGCATGTTGTAGTTTTGTCCATCGGATAAACGAATAGAGGCATTCACATCGACAACCTTGCCACGGAAATCACGTCGCAGCATGTCCGCTACACCTGAGCCAATACCAATCGTGTCAACAGCAATCTGCGCCACGGGCTCTGGGAACTCGAGGATGGCCTGCTTTACGCGACCAGCCACGTCCACCACGTCGCACTGGCCGAACACTATCTGCGGGTAGACCAGCCGCCCCTTGCGGAATGTGATCACGGACTTGTCGTCGCCGAAGCGCGCCACGTCAACGCCGCACTGCAGCGGGCCGATGGCTTGCACGTCGGCTGGGCCTTTGGACATGCACTCGCGCACATGCACGCCAGCAATCCACGAGTTCGCAACCGACGCGGAGTAGTCTCGGTCGATCTCCTGCGCCACAATCACAGGGTCAAGCGTGGCCACCTGACGCTCGTACCAAGACTGGTCTTTGCGCGGGTCGTCACGCCAGTCGAACACAAACACGGGCACGCGACCAGAGTGCCGCATGCGATAGAACACGTTACCTGCGCCGTTCGGGGTGCTGACGTGCAGCTTGCAGTTTGAGGTTTGCGACAGCGCAGCCGCCACAGACTCCTGCCGCTCAAGGAAGGCCGACTCGTCCACGAAGTAGATCGATGTGCGGTTTCCCCTGCCGATGTTGTCGCCAGCTTCGCCGATGATCGTCGATCCGTTGATTGGGTTGATGATTTTCATGGACGGGGCGTGCGCCCGCATGTCGAACCCAGCAGGCACGAACTCGCGCGGGAGCAGCTTTATCGTCTCGCGGATTTTCCAGAACAAGCTGGCAGGATTGCCAAGGTCGTCCACATACGCCTCTTTGCGCGAGCCAAAGCCCACCACTACACCAGGGTGGAACAGCCACATCCACGTGGCGATCGCCACACAGAGCCAAGACACACCCATGTCGCGAGACTTCTCGACAACGCCATCCTCACGGCCACGCCAGCGAGCCACGACCCACTCGACATAGTCGGCCTGCTTTGGGAACAACAGGAACGGCGTCACCGCCTCGATGCCACGCTCTACGTTTCTGGGGTCGAACGTGCAGAGCCAGTCAGAAATGAACTCAACAGGGTGGTCGGAGTAGAAGGCCAAGCAGCCGGGAAGCAATGACGGGTCCTTGCGGATGCGCTCTAGCCGCGCCACGCGCTCCAGCCACACAGGGGCGTAGTTGGGGTGCTTCCAGTCCAGCTCAATCACGAAACACCCAGCATTCGCTTGTACGCCTCGGACGGCTCGAGCGTGATCAGCTGCTCCTGCTTGATTGGGCCGCCATTGGCACCCGTAAGCTCGTGGCGCTCCCTCCACTGCATCCGCGCCTTGGTCCACCAGATCATGGCCGTGGTGTCCTTGTCCTTCGTCGCCTTCTCGAACAGCGTCTGAGACACGCGGGCGTTGGCACGAGCGACGCCGCGCTGCAGCTCCATCTCGAAATGATCCGCGAGGGTCTTGTGGTTGATGCCGTCGCGCACCAACATCGAAATGTCGCGCAGGGGAAGGCCGAGGCCAGCCAACAGTTCGACCTGCCGGCGCTCCTCGACCGTGAACTCCATGGCAGGACGCCCAGCACCAGCACGCGCGCCACCAGCGCCGCGCTTTTGCATCAGCAGATGGTCAGGCTTGGCTCGCGACTTGCGCGGAGCCTTTAGCTCAGGGGGGAGGGGTCTTCTACCCACCATCAGCACGCTCCAGTACAGCCTTGCGACCCGTGTAGGTCTCGTAGCGCTGCACGATCACATCGCAGTAACCGGGGTCGAGCTCAGACAGCCGTGCGCACATGCCAAGTCGTTCAGCAGCCATGAGCGTGGAACCAGAGCCACCAAACAGGTCGAGGACGATGTCGCCAGGACGTGCGGAGTTGCGCAGCATGCGCTCGATCAACGCCACAGGTTTCATGGTTGGGTGGCCGTCGGAGCGCTTCGGTTTTGGCTCGTTGATGATCGATGGCACCACCTCCTCGATGGTTGCAGCGCCGTCGACCACGAATGTCACGTCACCCATGCGCAGCTCGTAGCGACCATCGTCGCGGCGTTTGAACGGCATACGGTCTTGATCCAGGTCGATCATGGTCGTGAGCTTGCGACCGCCGTACCAACGGTGTGCGCTGCCAGGCTTCCAGCCGTACAGGATGGGCTCGTGCTGCCACTGGTAGTCCGAGCGGCCAAGCACAAGCGAGTCCTTGCGCCAGACCAAGCAGCCCGACAGCTTGAAGCCAGCCGCACGGAACGTAGCGCGGAAGTTCAGGCCTTCGGTGTCGGCATGGGCGACGTAGATCGCAGCGCCGGGCTTCATGGCCGCAAATGCGCAGCCGTAAGCACCAGACAGGAAGTCGCGGAACTCGTTGTCGTTCAGGTCGTCGTTGGCAATTTTCCCAGCCTTGGTCTCGTAGGCCACGTTGTACGGCGGGTCAGTCCAGCAGGCGTCGGCCAGCTCGCCGCGCATGAGTTTATCCATGTTGTCCATCGACGTAGAGTCGCCGCAGACCAATCGGTGCGGTCCAAGGATGTACACATCGCCGGGCTTGGTCTTGGGTTCAGCAGGCACGTCAGGCGCGTCGTCGGGGTCTTTCTCGGGCTCTAGCGTCGGGGTGAGTGCATCGACCTCCTCCAGCGAGAAGCCGGTCAGCGTGAGGTCGTAGCCCTCGAGCTTCAACTCAGCCAGCTCGGCAGTGAGCAGGTCGTTGTCCCAGCCGGAGTTCAGCGCGATCTTGTTGTCGGCCAGCACCAGAGCCCGGCGTTGCGTGTCCGTGAGGCCGGACAGCACCATGCAAGGGACCTCGGTCAAACGCAGCGCCAAGGCAGCCTGCAGGCGTCCGTGGCCGGCAATGATGCGGTTCTGGTCGTCCACCAGCAATGGGTTCGTGAACCCGTACTCCTTCATCGATCGGCAGATCTGCTCGACTTGCGAGGACGAGTGCGTGCGTGCGTTTCGCTCATACGGGACGAGTGATGCAACAGCGATGGTTTTAAGAATTCCGTTTTTCATAATTCAAATCTTACATCATTATTGTGATTTTCGCAATGGACTCAAAAATTTTAACAAGGACGGGTTGGACGGATTGGACAGCAAATTCGGATAGTCTGTTCACGTACGCGCGTACGTGTATAGGGTTACCGTAGAACCCGTCCAATGCGGCCAATGCGGCAATTTGTGGACGGATTGGACGGATTGGACGGATTAATAAGGGTTGCTTTCATATTCCTCGTCGTCTGATTTAATTTTAATGCCGATGCATCCACGGGCTCCTTTGAACTTCTGGCCAGTCGCAATGCCCCTACTTTCGAGTTTTGCCATGAGCCGCTTCATGGTCCCAACATACTCGCCAGACAGATCGCACCACTTCGACCACGAATAAAACAGGGCTTTTGAGGTGGCGAATCCACTGCCTACATCGCAGCATTCGTCGATCCATTGCTGCAAGGAATCCTCCGCTCCAAGGTATTCCTCCGTCGATTCTTTGACCACTTGTGGCGGTTTTAAACCGTTGCGTTCCCACTCCAAGCAACCATCAATCATCCATTGCAGGATGCCAGGCGCCTCCGCTTTGAGCTTGTCAGCCAGCAGCGGGTCTTTCTCGCTGGCAGGTATCTCGGCAGTAAATGGGACCAAGTGAAGCCGCCGTTTGATTGCCTCGTCCACGGACCTGAAGCTGGGCTTGTGATTACCCACGATCACCAGTTTGAACTGCGGGATGAAAGTGAAGTCGTCCTGACGCATAAACCGCGCCGTGATCGGGTCGCCGCCCGTCAGCGATTTAATGCGTGACTCAGCCCAGCGTTTACCCTCCTCAGTCTCCTGCGCCGTAACGAGCCGAGCGCCCTGCAGACGAGCCAACTCCGTGGTGTGGCGGTCGCCGGGTGACTCCGTGAAGGTCTCAGAGCCGGACACGCGCTGGTAGTCGCCCATGATGTGGGTGATGGTGTTTAAAAATGTTCCCTTTCCGTTCCCGCCAGTGCCGTACACAAAGAACAGCGCATGCTCGCGCACCTCGCCGGTCAACGCATAGCCACACATGCGGCGCAAGAAGCCAATCAGCTCTTCATTGCCACCCGTTGCTCGATTGAGGAAGGCCATCCACGTAGGGCAGTCGCCACCAGGCGCAACAGCGGTGATCTTGGTGAAGCGGTCATCACTCGTATGCGCACGGATGACACCAGTGCGCAGATTAACCACGCCGCTGGGCGTATTTAGCGCCCACAGATCACGGTCCCACTCGTCTGGATGCGTAGCCACGCTGCGGTAGGTGCGGGCCAGCCGCTCCACGTTGGTGATGGTCCGAAAGCTGGCAATCTTGTCGGCCTGACGCTGTCGCTTGCCAGAGTCAAGCTCAGGGTTTGACAGCACATCATTGGCCGACTGCCTGCAGGTCTGCCGCACAACGTCGAGCACCATGTTGGTCTCGTCGCGCAGCCAGCGGTCGCCGTTCCAAACCAGCCAGCGTCCCCACATCTCGCACCACAGCGTGTTTTTTTGCATGCGCTGCAGGTGACGGCCAGCCAGGTCGTCGTCAGAGCAATCGGGCGCGAGCTGGTCGCTTATGGGTGGCAGGATTTGAACGTCCCCACCCCCTCCCTGCATGATTACAGGGCCGGGGGCGTGTTCTTGAACGACAGCCTCAACAGGTGAAGGAGGAGCACCATGCCAGCTGCTGCCGGAGTTTTCCCCGCCACTATCCGGCTGGGCGGTCCGCAAACGGTCTGCGGCTAACCGATTAGGCTCGCCGTCTGGTTTAGGCCCGATGGCGCCACGGAAGCATTCTGCCACAGCCTCCAACCCTTCGTCTAGATGTAGGTCGTTGAAGTCGGTGCGTTTTTCAGGACGATCACCCGACCAGCGAGGCACAGCGAGCACGGCGCCGATAGCCAAAGCCGCCGCTGTCGCGCTGGTGACACCAGGGTTTCCGTCCGTCCACGCGTCGTCGTCTGCACCAATGATGATCGCCGCAACAGGCAGTACCGCGCGTATTTTTCGCGCCACGGCCTCGAGGTTCCCGGCGTTGAACGCGACCACTACGCAGTACTGCGTCGCCAGGTGCACAGAGATTCCCGTGGCATAGCCCTCGACGATAACGATAGGACCAGACGCTGTCGGTTTTCCAATGGTGCAGTAGGCGCCAGCCAGCGGTGAACCTTTAATGAAAAGTTTTGTCCCGTCAGGGTAGATGCGCTGCAGGCCCACAAGAGCCTTCGCTGAGTGCTTCATCGGCACCAGCAGCATATCCTTGAGCACGCGAGCGCCAAGGCATGGTATTTTTTTACGGGTGAGGTATTCGTGCGCGGCGTCATCGCGGCCAGCGTCCCACATCGTGGCCGCCGTCTTTGCAGCATGACGCTCGGCCTCTTCGCGATCAGCCAACCGTTCGGACTCAAGGCGCCTCATGCGCTCTTTCCACGCCTCGCGCTCGGCTGGCGTGAACTCACGCTGCGGAGCGTCGTGCTTCCAGTTGACGGTGATGGATTGTCGCCAGCAGCCAAATACGCCAGCAGGCCGGTCGTCGCCGTGAAGGATGTACCAGCCAGACATGTCGCGTGGCTTGCCGCTTGAGCTGAAACGGTGCTTTTTACCGTCGTCAATAATCTCTGTTGGTGGTGTGAGGCCTGCCGCGGCGATCGCATCGCGGAAGGAGTTAATGTAATTCATAAATGGCCTTCATCAGAAACCGCATCACATAAATGAGGTGACAGGCCAGGACGGTGATGATTCGTCTCTTCGGGGATCAACCTAGGCCGCACCAAACGCATAGTAACAGATTCACGCCGACTGGTGTGAATTTCTCAACAAATTAATCGCGTCGGCAACAGATCGAGCGACGCCAGCAATAGCTCCCCTGCGGCGCATGGCGTCCAAGAACGCAGCCTGCTCGGGCCTCACGCGCCCGGTGGGGGTTTTTATTTCGAGGTAGAACGCCCGCGCATCACCAGCACGATGGCCGCACAGATCAGCAAACCCAGCTGGCAGCCCAGTGTCGAACCAGCGCCCATCTTGCATCTTGAATTTTCCGACATTCACACGCACGACGAAGTGGCCCTCGTTTGATAGAGCCAACATAACGGAGCGCATGATGTCACCTTCGGTCATGGGCTCTATTGTGCGTCCAAACTGCCCGCACCAGATCAGCAAGAGCCAAGCCGGCCACGTTCCCGCGCTTCTTTGCTATGGAGGCTAGGTACTCGCGCCGGCGCTGAATTGTCGGCATGGCCAGGACGTGACGGGCCTCACACTCGGCTCTCCATGGCTCGCTGGCGCTGTCGACCTCACGCCCGTCGATCAGTGTGACTAACACCATAGCAACCTCCCAGCAGCCAAGCCAGTGATCAGCCAGAACAGGCCGTACAACACCAGAATGCCAGCCATGGTTAGAGTCTCGTCGCTCATGCACTCATCCTCTGTTGTTTTGCGTAACGGGCTCGGATTACATGTTTGGCCCACAATTCAGGCCTACGCATCCCGCGAGCGCGACCAATGGCCACCAAGTCGTCCTCGGTCTGCGCCTTGCCCTGCTCCTTGCGTGCAGCCACCCGTGCAGCCTGCAGATCAACGGCGACAAGCTCACCCTCGACCTGCTCAATCTCGCGGGCGACTGGCGCAAACTCGTGCCCACAAGAACAATGGGTCGCAGCCGACGCCACCGTGGCAAAGCACGACGGGCAGGTTTTCACTGGCACCTCGGACTTTTTAGCGCCCTTCTTTTTAGCTTTTGCGTCCAAGCTCCACTCGCGCGCCAGAAGCGGCGACCCGTGGCGCTCTGAGTTACCCGCATGGTCCAAGATGATGCAGTCAGGCTTGCCGGGGTGCGTGCGCAAACCACGCCCAATCGACTGCAGGTACTTCACCAACGATTGCGTGGGCGCGAGCTGGATGATGCAACTTACGGCCGGAGCATCAACGCCAGCAACCCACAGCTGGCAATTGCAAACCACGTCCACTCGACCCGCTTGTAGATCACGGAGAGCCGCTTCTCGAATAAGTCCATCACTTTCCCCAGATATTGCGACTGCGCGGAAGCCTGCCGATCGGAACTCTCCAGCGACGTGCTGCGCGTGTTCAACAGAGACACAGAACGCCACAGCTGGTCGATTCCGCGCGAGTTTTGCGTAGTGACTGACTGCGCTTCCCGTAATTTTCGGTTTGTCCATCGCGGCAGCGAGCTGCCCCTGGTTGAAGTCGCCGCCAAGCGAAGCAACCCCGGAGAGGTCCGGCCCTGACGGGGCATAATATTTGATTGGTGAGAGTAAACCTTCATCGATAAGTTCTCCTGTAGTGCAAGTGTTGATAATAACGTCGGCCACCTCGCCCATTCCACGGCCATCAAGCCGCACAGGCGTGGCAGTAAGCAGCAGGCGCCAGCACAAAGGCCCCGCCCACTTAATGATCTCTTGGTAGGTGTTAGCCACAGCCAAGTGCGCCTCGTCGATGATGATGAGGTCGGGCTTATCCAGCCGGTCCAGTCGCCGCACAGCAGTCTGCACAGACACGATTTGTACCTGCTGACGACGGTCAGGCATTCGGCCAGCCATAACGAAGCCGTGATCAATACGCTCGTCGCGCAACTTGCCAGCCGTTGCGTCGAGGATTTCTTTGAGGTGCGCCAGGAACCAGACGCGGCGGCCCTTGGCGATCGCGCGACGGATAATCTCCGCGCTGGTGTGGGTTTTCCCGAAGCCGGTAGGAGCGACCATGATCGGCGCCTTGTGGCCGGTTCGGTACGCATCGGTGACGTCCGCGATGGCCTGCACCTGCCGAGGCCGCAGGCTCACGCAACCACCCCCGTCACACGAAGCCCGAGCTGAACAGCAATCGAGTGCTCCAGCGTGGCGCCGCGCGACTTCGACCAACCGGGAAGCATGTGGATGCCATCGCAATCGAGCAGCATGCGAATATCTGCCCGCATGTGCTCAACCCATGGAGCCCCAGCAGGTACGCCGTTCTCGACGGGGCTAACTGGCTCGCACCCTCCCGCACGCAGCTCCGCAGCCTTAGCGTTGAACGCCGGGAAATTGAACTCAGGAATCCCCGTCATTGGGCCGCTGATATAAACTTTATTCATTTGGCAACCCCCGCAGCGCACAGGCGCAGGTTATCAACAGGTAATCCACAGCAATAAAACTGCCACGGGCGACTGGCTGGCTCTCTGTGTGTCCAGCGTTGACTCTTTTATGATGCAGCATTAGGAATTGTCCCCGGTGATTAAATCTTCGGCGGTCAAAGTAAGGCCGCGCTCTTTGGCGAGATCAATCAACCTCAACTGCGCCGACGACGGAACCCTCCCATCAAGCCCGCCCTTTGCTGCAGGCATTCGCCACCGATGAATAGTGCTCGGGTCTTTTCGTAAGAGACGGGCCAAAGGCCGCACTCCCCCGAACTTGGTGATTACGATGTCTGCTGGTCGCATAAAACTCCTTGTTATGAATTGGCATTCTCACATTGAGAATATCGCAATTATGCGCTTTTCTCACCGTCATTGCAAGTTTTTCTTGTTAGGGTAAGTTCCTATAAATAACTGTTGCGTTTATATCATTGTCGTTGCATAATTCTCCACGTGCACCGAATCCCTCGGTGTTTTTTTGGAGATCAAAATGAACCACCTACACCCAGTAATGGCACAAGCCCTGCGGCCATGGATGCCTCCCCCCGCGCCCAGGCCAGTGCGCCCGATGTTCAGCAGATACATCAGTGTGGACGCCGAAGAAGAAAAAGGCATCTGCCCGGACTGCTCCGGCTCTGGCGAGGGTCGATACGAAGGCTCGACCTGCTATAAATGCAGAGGGACGGGAGAAGCATGATGGGCGCCGCAAAACATACACCAGCACCTTGGGCAGTAAACCACATCGACGGCGAAAAGTTCCGCATCGTTGATAGCCGCGACCTAGACCAACTGAGCTTTATAGCAACGGTTCATTTTCACGACGACGAAGAAGGCGAGACAAAAGCCAACGCCCGCCTGATTGCAGCAGCGCCTGAGTTGCTGAATAGACTTGATTCATTGTGCGATCGCATTGACAAAGAAGGCGCTACGCCTATGGATTGGCCTGAGTTTTACGCGGCTCGTGAATCAATCACAAAAGCTAAGGGAGAACAAGCATGACCGACATGGACTTACTAGACTTTATGGTACGACAGTACAAAACACAGGCAAGACTAGCAGAATCTTTAAAGATAGGCGACAGCACTATCTCAAACTGGCGCAAGACTAAAAAGTTGCCAAAGTCTTGGAAGATGTACTTTATGGCGCAATTTAACAAAGGAGAGAAAGCATGACACATACCAAAGAGAAAATTAGAACGCAAACGGCGCTAGAAGCCATTAACATCAATCACGCAACGCAAGCATTGAAGATCGACGAACTAGAAGCTATGTTGGCTATTCATAAAAGGAAGTTGGCACAATGCCTAGCGTACATGCGCCTAGCTGCTACGCTTGCAGATTCTTTTGATTCGTCAAACTTAAATGCGGTATTAGTTCAACAGGCTTTGCCTGAATGGGCATTAGAGGAGTTTACAAAATGACACAAACCATCACCCCCATCAACGAAGCCGACTGGCTAGCTATGCGCAAGCAAGACGTGACCAGCACAGAATCAGCCGCGCTGTTTGGCATGTCGCCTTACATGACCCGCTTCGACCTTTGGCACCGCAAACACTCCGACATCGCGCCCGAGTTCAACTCCAACGAGCGTATGAAGTGGGGCAACCGACTGGAGGCGGCCATCGCCCACGGCGTCGCAGAGGAACAAGGATGGACCATCGCGCCACTCAAAGACTACATGCGACTGCCAGATGAGCGAGCCGGCTCCAGCTTCGACTTCGTGATCACCAGCCTCGGCGAGCCCGTCCACCTCGAGATTAAGAACGTGGACTACATCGCATTCAAGAACGGGTGGATCGAACACGACGACGGCAGCATCGAAGCGCCAGAGCATATCGAGATGCAGGTGCAGCACCAGATGATGGTGTCAGGTTACAAGCGAGCCTACATCGGCGCATTCATTGGCGGCAACCGAGGTGTGGTCATCGAGCGCGAGCGCGACGAGGCGGTGATCAGCGCCATGCGAGCGGCCATCAAAGAGTTCTGGCGCACAGTGGATAACCACGAGGAACCACCACCCGTGATGCCAGGAGACGCCGAGGTGGTCATCCGATTGAATCAGTACGCCCAGCCGGGGAAAATTCTCGACGCGACGAATGATGTGAATATCGCAGCACTGGTGGCGCAATACAAACAAGCGTCCGATGCCGAGGCAAACGCCATAGAGGATAAGGAAGTCATCAAAGCGCAACTCCTAGAAGCAATCGGTGATGCCGAGAAGGTGCTCATCGAAGGATGGACCATTACCGCAGCCTTGCAGGCCGAGACGCCACCAACTCTAATCACAGCCGACATGGTCGGCACGTCTTATGGTGGCAGAAAAGGATTTAGAAATCTAAGGGTTCACCCTAAGAAAACAAAATGAAACCTGATTTATACTATTGCTGTATTCTCACAATACAAACCATTTATCAACTAACCAAAGGAAAACCATGTCCACTCAATTAACAACAGTAATCGACCAGGTGCGCACCCAGCTCACCGCCATGACGCCGCAATTCAAAGCAGCCCTCCCAACCCACGTCAGTCCCGGGCGATTCGTCCGCGTGTTGATGACAGCAATACAAACAACCCCCTCCCTACTTAGCGCCGACCGCCGGACCTTGTTTGCAGCCGCTACCAAAGCCGCACAGCAAGGCCTGCTAGCCGACGGACGCGAGGGTGTGATCGTCACGTTTAAAGACCAGGCGCAATGGATGCCTATGACGGCCGGCATTATGAAGCTGGTGCGCAACTCAGGAGAGATCAGCACCTGGAGCGTTCAAGCGGTCTACGAAAATGACAGCTTCGACTTCTGCCTTGGCGACGAGGAGCACATCACCCACAAACCAGCGCTGGCCAACCGTGGGAAGTTGATCGCGGTCTACTCGATCGTCACCATGAAGGACGGCGAGAAGTCCCGCGAGGTCATGAGCGTCGAGGATGTGAACGCCATCCGCGCACGAAGCCGCAGCGGTAACTCAGGGCCATGGGTGTCCGACTTCGCTGAGATGGCGAAGAAAACAGTGGTGCGACGGCACTCCAAACGCCTGCCTCTAAGCACAGACATCGATGGCGCAATCCGCGACGATGACGAGCTATTCATGCCGCCTGCAGCGCCAGAGCCTACGCCTGCAGCGGCCGAGCCAGCAGCAGAGGGTAATAA